TGTGACTCCTACGCCGACGCCTACGCGGCGCGTGCGGGTGGAGACCGCGAGCACTGGCGTGGCGTCATGCGAGCCGAGACCTGGTACACGGCCGAGGAGGCCGTACTCGCGGGCCTGGCCGACGAGTGGGTCGATGCCCCACCAGCCGAGGCCCGCTTCGACATGTCCGGCTTCCGCTACCGGGGGCGCGCCGCCGCACCAGCCCCCGTATCCAAGCTTCCGGCGTCCGAGCCGGAGGACCACACCACCACCATCCGAGAGGAAACCATCATCATGACTGATGAGCTCAAGGACGGCCTGCGTGACCGGCTCGGCCTGGCCGAGGACGTCACCGAGACCGCCATTCTCGCGGCCCTGGACGAGCGCCTGGCCGTCTCCGCCGCGATCGAGCCGCCTGCCGGCACCTGCCTGGTCGACCAGGCCGCGCTGGATGACCTGAAGGCAGCCGCCGAGGCCGGCCGCACGGCCCTCGCGGTCCTTGACTCCGAGCGCCGGGACAAGATCGTCGACGACGCGGTCAGGGACGGTCGTATCGCACCTGCGGCCCGCGCCTCCTGGCGCGCAATGGCCGACAAGGATGAGGAGGGCACCAAGACGCTGCTCTCCTCCCTGACCCCCAACACCGTGCCCGTCGCCGAGGTCGGCGTCGGAGCCGGCAACGAGACCACCACCGAGGACGATCGCCTCTACGCGGCCGCGTGGGGCAGCAAGGAGAACTGAGATGGCTGACTACCTGCCCAAGCACCTCCCGGGCCAGGCGATCTCCCTGGCCGCCTCCGCGAAGGTCATCGGCGGACGCCTGGTCGCCGTGACCGGCGCCGGAACCGTTGGCCCCGCCGGGGCCGACAGCGGCGCCGTGGTCGGCGTAGCCGGCTTCGACGCCAGCACCGGAGAGAAGGTGACCGTCTACCGCGGCGGTGTCCAGCGCCTGCCCGCAGCCGCCGCTATCGCCGCCGGCACCCGGGTCTGCGCAGCCGCAGACGGCAAGGTCACCGGCACCGGCACCAAGCAGATCGGCCTGGCACTGACCGCCGCCGCAAAGGCCGACGACGTCGTCGAGATCGCTCTCGACTGAGAAAGGAAAGAGAGAGGTCTCATGGGCTCCTACACCTACCCCATTGCCCACCCCGACAAGACACTGACCCCGGAGCAGGTCCACATCCTGCTCTCCAAGCCTCAGCTGGTCGCCAAGCGCCTGGCAGACATCACCCAGATGCGTTTCATCGCGGACTTCCTGCTCTCCGGCCGCTTCGATGCCACCGGCGGCGGAGTCTTCTACGAGACCGGCGAGGAGATCTTCGCCTCCGACGCCCCCGAGGCCGTCGCACCTGGCTCTGAGTACCCCAAGACGGTCCTGACCACCGGAGAGATCGCCGCCGCCCGCACCGTCAAGTGGGGCATCTCCACCGACGTCACGGACGAGAAGATCGCCCGCGAGGGCATCGCCGTCGTCAACAAGGCCCTGGCCCGCCTGGGCAACGTCATCATCCGCCACGTCGACACGGTCGCATGGGGAGTCATCTCCTCCAAAGTCACCTCCACCGAGACGTCCGCTGCCTGGGACACCCCCGGCGCCGCCGTCGAGGCCGTCACCCGCATCCGAAACGCCCGCGCCGAGCTCGGCACCGGCCTGGACCTGTCCACGATCGTGCTCCCCGGCGCCCAGTACGCCAAGTTCATCGGCATGCTGGTCGACAAGGGCGCTCTGCCGCGCGAGAACGCCAACCCCGCGCTCAACGGCACCATGCCCGTCAACGCCCTGGGCCTGACATGGACGACCTCGCCACACGTCACCGGCAAGGACCCGTGGCTGTTCGACACCGAGCAGCTCGGAGGCATGGCCGACGAGAAGCTCAACTCGCCCGGATACGCCAGCGCCGGCAGCACCAACATCGAGTCCCTGTCCAGCCGCACCGAGCGCGACGGCTACGACCTGCGCGGCCGCCGTGTCACTGTCCCCGTCGTCACCGACCCCATGGCCGGCGTCCGCATCACCGGGACGAACCTCTGATGGGCGCGCACACCGCCCCGCAGGGCGCCATCACGCACAAGGTCGTCGGCGCAGCCGTCGTTCTGGCCACCGAGGACCGCTCCGAGCGCTATCTCTACCGAGGAACGGTATTCCCCGCCTCCGCCTTCACCGAGGCCTCGGTCGCCCACGCCGTCGAGCTCGGGCTCGTGGTTGCCACCGTCCCCGAGACCGTCTCCACCGATCCCAAGACGGGTGAAGGCGAGGGCGACGGCGGGGGAGACGACAACCCCGCCCAGGGTGACAGCGGCAAACCCAACGGCAAGACCGCCGGCGCTCGCGGCAAGCAGGACTAAGGAGGTAAGGGGCGGTGACGATCACTGTTGAGGACCTGGCGTGCCCGGACAAGACCCTGGCTCGTCACGTCCTGATCCACGCACGCGTCATCGCCCCGTGCCTCCAGTCCCTGGACGGTGAGGACGCGGTCGACGCAATCGCCATCCTCGACGGGGTCGCAAGAGAGGCCATGCGGCGCGGAGACCGCCGCCTGGTCTCCCAGTCCGTGGGAACAGCCCGAGCCACCTACGTGTCCTCCACTGAGGCCGCGTCCTGGTTCACCGAGGACGATAGGCAGGCGCTGCGCTCCCTGTGCGCAGTCGCATCCCTGTCCTCCCAGGGCCACCCCGTGGGCCGTTTCCCGGCCCCGTCGACGGCGATCCGGCGCGTGTGGCCCGAGGAGGAGACCTGATGGACTTCCCCTCACGCTTCATACGCCGCAGACCCCGCAAGGTGCCTGACCCTGTCAATCCCCGCCGGATGATCGAGTCGTGGGACACCACCGACGACATCGAGCTCCACGGGTTCCTGGACTCCCAGGACTCCGACGAGGACCCCGGCCCCGTCAGGTCCGAGGTGTCTACAACCGCGACCCTCTACGTCGAGGACACCACCCTGGACGTAGCCAGAGGTGACCTCATCACCGACGGGGTCCACTCATGGCGCGTCGACGGCTTCCCTGCCACACCCAAGAACCCGTTCACCGGATGGCAGCCATACCTCGTGATCCGGCTCAAGGAGGTACGCGGCTGATGGCCAGCACACAGATCCGCTTCAACCCGAGGTTCTTCGACCAGATCCTCAAGTCCCAGCAGGTCGCCGCCCTCACCCGGGGTGCCGCCGAGCACATCCGCGACCGAGCCAAGGCCGCAGCCCCAGTGGACACCAGCGCCTACCACGACGGCATCGTCGTCCGAGAGCGGGACACCGCCAACCGCAAGACGTTCCGCGTGGTCGGCACCGACGCCAAGACGATGCTGATCGAGGCCAAGACCGGCAACCTCGCCCGCGCACTGAGAGCGGAGGGAGCCTGATGACCCGCGTCCTCCCACCAGACCTCGAGCTGTGGCTCACCGCCTACCTACGGGACGCGCTCGCCTCCGAGGGGCTGGACGTCGAGGTGGACTCCAAGGAGCCGACCGATCTCACGACTCCGCTGGAGAGGCCGCTCGTCGTCGTCCGCGACGACTCAGGTGGCAGAACCTCCCGGGTGTCGTTCTCCCGCCAGGTCGGTGTCAGCGTCCTGGCGGGCACCCGCATGAACGACTCCGAGGCCCGGCACCTGTCGCGCCTGGTCTACTCCATCGCCACAGACGACGAGATCACGCTCGCAGCGGGCTCTCCCATCGCCGCAGTGATCTCCTCGGGCTGCAACGGCCCCTACCCGGTCGAGGACGCCCAGGACGTCTCCCGCCGCTACTCCACCCTCTCCTACCGCGTGGTGGGCACCTGGTAGCCCACCCGACTCCGCAGCACCACTCTCTTCGGCCCGCCCCTGACCGGGGGACGGGCCTTCCTCATGAAAGGAAACCCCAATGGCGCTCTACACCGCCGACGACTACGACCTCAACGAGGTAGGCATCCCGATCACCGGCATGGCCGCCTTCGCCCCGCTCGCAGCCGGCAACGTCATCGCCGACGAGGACATGGGCAAACCCGACATCACCTTCCCAGCCGCCTACCGGCGACTCGGCCTCTACAAGGAGGACGGCGGCGCCGAGGAAGGCCGCGACGACAAGGACGCCACCGAGTTCTTCCAGCAGGGATACAAGTTCCCCGGAGAGTCCACACAGACCGTCAAGATCGGCCTGGCCGAGGACAACCCCAACGTCAACGCCCTGATCGACGGCAAGGAGCCCGACGCCAACGGCGTCGTCTACGTCGACTCCTCCCTGCCCTCAACCCGCTTCCTGCTGTTCGTGGCCACACGCTACAAGAACGGACGCGAGCTGCGCCGTCTCGGCGTCGCCCGTATCAAGGAGGTCGAGGTCGACCAGGAGGAGCGCGGCAGCGTCAAGGCCAAGTCCGTGACCTTCGAGTGGTCCCCGGACCCCCTCCTCAAGAACGCCCCCTTCAAGAAGTGGCTGGGCATCCCCGGAGGCATCAAGGTCCGCATCTCCGCCGCCACAGCCAAGGTCAAGGTCAACACCACCGTCCGGCTCTCCGCCACCACCGAGCCCGCCGGCCAGGTCGTCACATGGACCACCTCCGACAAGGACAAAGCCACCGTCGTCGACGGCCTGGTCACCGGCGTCGCCGTCGGAACCGCCACCATCACCGCCGCCGTCGGAGAGCAGAAGGCCACCTGCGAAGTCACCGTAGAGGCCGCCTGACCCACCAATGACCGCCGGCCGGGGACTGGGGATCGGGGACCTCCCCGGCCGGCACACCACCCCACAACCACGCCCCGACACCACCCCGACAAGGAGACCCCCGTGACCACCCCCGATACTGCCACCTACGACGACACGCTGCCCAACGGCCTGGACTTCGACACTTGGGACGAAACCGCAGAAACAGCCGCCATCCAGCAGATCGCCGACAACGCCGGCATCAAGTACGTCGTCGGCGACGGCCACTTCTGGGGACGCTTCCCCGACGGCCGCATCATCAAGACCCCCGTCAAGATCACCGTCAGCGTCCTGGAGAAGGTCTCCGAGCTGACCAACGCCGGAGACGAGGTCGAACAGGTCCGCCAGATCCTGACCCTCCTCGGCGACCAGGCCAGCGCCGACTACCTCAACAACGCCGACCTCATCTCCGTGACCGACTACGCCACCAAGTACTTCAAGGTCTTCGAGCGCATCACCAAGGTCACCATGGGGGAATGACCTGGCTGGCCAGCATCCACCAGGAGCACCCACAAGCTCTCCCTGCAACCATGCGCGAGAGATACGGGTTCCCCTGGGGATGCCTCGGCCAGCCACAGGCCCCGATCGCCGAAGCCGTCACCCTGACCAAGGCCGCGCTCGCGGACACCTCCACGCAGCTTGGGGCCGAGCACGCCGGATGGGAGTTCCCGGCCACAGTGCCGGAGCTGATGCACCTGATGCTGCAGGTGGATCCCAAGTACGCCAAGATGGTCCTTCCCTTTGATCCTGATGACCCCGGGCCCCGGGGCGGTGAGCAGGAGCGGTCCGAGGACGAGGTGCTGGTAGCCAAGGTCCAGGCCGAGATGGAGGCCGCGTTCACGTTCTCGTCCTGACAAGGGGGTTCGTATGTCGTCCGAAGTCGGTTCCGGTCACGTCACCGTCTTCCCGGTGATGAAGGGCTTCCGTCGGAAGGTCGCTCAGGAGGTCCAGGGCGCTGGGGATGCCGGCGCCAGGGGCTTCAAGCGGGCCTTTCAGGGGACCGGGCGTCGCTTGGGTACCTCTCTGGGGCAGGAGACCTCCAAGGGATTCTCTGCCGCGATGAAGGGCGCTGGAGGCGATGGCGTCAAGCGTCTTGCCGCCGACGTGGCCTCCGCGTCCAGGAGCCTGTCAAGGGCTCGCCTGACCGAGCAGGATGCGGCCGGGAAGGTCACCGTGGCTGAGGCCCGCTTGGCTGAGGTGCGCGCGCGTAACGGTGCAGGCTCGGCCGCCGTCGTCGCTGCGGAGGAGCGCGTGGCCGCAGCCCGTCGGCGTGCGGCGCTCGCCTCTGAGACGACGGCCACGGCTGCTGGCCGCTTGAAGGAGGCCCAGTCGGCGCTGGCCTCCGTCCAGGGCGCCGCGCAGGCCTCCGCCGGAGGGCTCCTGGGTACGGTGCAACGACTCGGCAAGGAGTTCAAGGCAGGATTTCGGGATGCCTCCGTGGCGGCGTCGTCGACGTCGTCGTTGTCGGCCTCCCTGGGTGGGCTGGCGCAGGCGGTTGTCGGTCCCGTCAGTGACGGCCTGCTGCGTTTCCGCGATGGATTCCGCTCCTCGACAGCGGCCGCTTCCCGGTTCTCCGGGATCATGGGCACGCTGGGTGGGGCGGTACGCAAGGGCTTCGACCAGGCGTCCGCCGTGGCGGGGTCCTTTTCCCGGACGATCACGGGCATGGCGGCGAGGGTCCGCCAGTGGTCGGGGTCATTGGGATCCTCTATAGCCTCGGGTCTCTCTCCGATCACCGGGGTCGTCTCATCTATCTCCTCCAAGATCGGGGCCGGCTTCGGTGGGATCGCGCAGAAGATCTCCGCCCCGTTCACGCCCGCAGTATCGGCCGTGTCCTCGGCTGCCTCTCGCATCGGCTCCGCCTTCACCGGCGTCACGCAGCGGATCACCGCCCCGTTCGTCTCAGTCGGCTCCTCCGTAGCCGGCTACCTCTCTCCGATCGTTTCCGCAGCTGGCACGGTCGGATCCAGGCTCGTGGGTGCTCTGGGTCCGGGGATCGCCTCAATGGGCTCCTCGATGGCTTCGGGCGTCCGCTCGATGTCCTCGGCACTGTCCTCGGGACTGTCGTCGATGGTCTCGGCAGCGGCCTCCGGTGCCTCTCGAATCGGCTCGACCATAGCGTCAACGCTCTCCGGCCCGGCGACCGCCGCCGTCG